TCATATTTGGTGTCTACTGTTGGTACTTTCAACTTTTGTACTGAAGAAGAAGCATGGCAGGGGTATACAGATAGCGACAGTGGAGCTAATCTGGATAAATTACCTCTTGATACTTCCCCAGGGTATGCACTAAACAAACTTGCCAAAACTAAGGAAGAACTTGTTCAGCGCTATCCTATGATGGTCTCTAGTTTGCTAAGCGAGGATTGGAATTCTCTCTATGATGTTCCAGTTTTGTGGCCTTTTACCTCTTCGGAGAAGGACGAACGATTGCCCACAGAAAAAGTTGCAACGAATTTAAAGTTACGACTGTTTCAAGGTGGACCTTTGGCGTATACCTTCACAGGAAGAAGGCTGCTTGGGAAGTTCGCTGCGCAATTTTATGCTAGAGCACGAATGTTAAATTTTGCTGCCGCAATAGGGATGGATGTTTTCCGTGGTGGTTGGCATAGGTGGCTGAGCTATCTCACTGATGGTTTTAAGCGTCAACAGTTCAATGACGCTGATGTCGGCAGATGGGATAAGAATTATGCTCGCTACTTTCATGTAATGAACGCGATCTTATTGATGCGTTTGTGTGCTGAGAAAGATGCTTGGTTAATCTATGTCCATATGATGCGTATAATGAACTCACCTGCAGTTTTAAAAGCTTTTGGATGGGTGTTTATGCGTACCAGAGATGAACCTTCAGGCAACATTTTAACAGTGATAGAAAATAGTCTGACTCTTCTTAGGATATTTTTATACATTTATTGTATGAATACAACTCCTGAACACTGGACTTGGGAAGGCTTCTGGTATCACATGCGTGTGGTAGTTCTAGGAGATGACTCTTTGTCTGTGCCCTCGAAGGAGTGGAATCTTGGGAAGGAAGTTTATATTCAGACTTTTAACCAGTTTGGTTGGAAATTCGAGTACAACCATGAATCTGAGTTAACGACAATCGAAGACTTTGCCTTCGCTGGTCGGGGTACGAAATGGAATCCAATAGCTAGACAGTACTGGCCTGTTCTTCCGCGAGGACGAGTTTTGGCAATCAATGAGTGGCGTAAAGGCCACCATGATCCAATAAAGTCCTTGGAAAGAGCATGGGCGATGGTAATACTAGCTTTTCCATATATGTTCGATTATGACCCCATCTTTGTAGTCGCTTTTGAATACTACATGAGCAGAATAGCTCTTATCAACAAGCACGGTCTTGTGCGAGTTGCTGGGACCTTAGCTGACGTGTATGAATTGTATTCAGGCTATGA